TAATGATTCTTCAGGAATAGTTACTGCTTTTAATTCAGATAATTACACTGAACTTAGAAAATCAATATCAGTTGCTGTCAAAACTCAAAGCGGCACTGGTGTAGCATACATCCAACAAGTACAGGTATCTTAAGAACAATGAAACTTATTAGAGAAGAAATCGAATCAGTAGATTTTATCGTTGAAGAACGCAACGGTAAGAAGCATATGTTCATTGAAGGTATCTTTCTTCAAGGTGAGATGCAGAATAGGAATGGAAGAATGTATCCTATGAGTGTCCTGAGAAAAGAAGTTGAAAGGTACAACGAAAATCACATTCAGTCAGGTAGAGCACTTGGGGAACTTGGACATCCAGATGGTCCAACTGTTAATTTGGATCGCGTTAGTCACAAAATCGTTTCACTCAAGGAAAACGGCAATAACTTTATCGGTAAAGCAAAAATCCTTTCAACTCCAATGGGTAAGATTGCAGAATCTCTCATCGGTGAAGGAGTTAAACTTGGCGTTTCTTCTAGAGGAATTGGATCTCTGAAAGCAACAAGAGAAGGTGTTAATGTTGTTGGTGATGACTTCATGCTTTCTACTGCTGCAGATATTGTAGCAGACCCCTCTGCACCTGATGCTTTCGTTGAAGGAATCATGGAAGGAAAGGACTGGGTATGGGATGGAGGCATTCTTCGTGAAAGAGCGGCCGCCAAAACATACAAACAGATCAATACTTTAGTTGATCAAGGTCAATTGGATGAACAGAAACTGAATCTGTTCAATAATTTCCTTAATAACCTGTAAGGTTACTAAAGTATAAATAAATATAGATTAAATAAGGTTAATCGGAGTAAGTTCAAATGTCTCGTGGAGATTTACAAGAAATGGAGCAATCTAAAACTGCTGTGAACGCGAACGCTAAAGCTGGTGATGCCATGCCTAAAATGGCTGATCCAGGTACACAACAAGCGTCTTATGAAGATCTCGGTGGTCCTACCCCCGAGAACTACAAGCCAGATAATGATTCAGCAAAACTCAAAGAACCCAAGATTAAGACCGTCAATGACGTGGTTAATCGTGGTGCCAAGGCTGCTGATGCAATGGCAAAAATGTCCAAAGAAGAAACTGAAGTCGAAGATGAGGTCCTCGAAGAGGATCAAGTTGACGAGACTGAAGCAGTCATCGAAGAGGAGTCCTCTGAAGATGATGGTATTGATATCGATGAAGATGTTAATGCTCTTCTTGGAGGCGAAGAACTCTCCGAAGAGTTTAGAGAGAAAGCAAAGGTTATCTTTGAAGCCGCTCTTAACTCTAAAGTAAAGGAAGTCCAGGAAGCTCTGGAAGTCCAATATGCAGAACAACTGCAAGAAGAAAAAGAAGGTCTTAAGGAATCACTCACTACCAGAGTTGATTCGTATCTTGAGTACGTCTGCGAAGAGTGGATGACCGAGAATGCACTTGCTGTTGAAGCAGGTCTTAAAACCGATATGACCGAATCATTCCTTGCCGGAATGAAGGGTCTTTTTGAAGAACATTATGTAACAATCCCTGAAGAAAAATATGATGTGCTAGAAAGCATGGTAGACAAACTTGATGAAATGGAGACCAAGCTCAACGAGCAGATCGATAAGAATATTTCCCTAAACAAGCGTCTCGCAGAGTCGGTTGCCGATGGTATCTTAGATCAAATTTCTGAAGGTCTTGCACAGACCCAGAAAGAGAAGCTCGCTTCACTTGCCGAAAGTGTTGAGTTTGAAAGTGAAGAAGAATATCGTGGAAAGCTGGAAACATTGAAGGAGTCATATTTCTCCTCATCAACAACTTCAGCCCCTAAAGCATCCCAACAAACCCTTTCTGAGGGAGTAGATACTACAGATGCACCTGTTAAAGCAGGTATGGATCAGTATCTTAAAGCACTGGGTGCTTTTAAATAGTGAACACAAAATTGATTCAAACAAACCACTAAAAATTTTTAAAAGAGGTAAAGCAAATGTTCCAATCCGAACATCTGCAGGAAAAGTGGAGTCCCCTTCTCGATTATGAGGGTCTTGATCCAATCAAAGACGCTCATCGTAGATCGGTAACCGCAGTCCTGCTCGAAAACCAAGAAAAGTTCCTTAAAGAGGAAGCAGCATTTAGTCAGGGTATCAACCTGATGGAAACCCCCACCAATAGCGGCAATGCTGCTGGTGCATCTGGTGGTTTCTCTGCTTCGGCCTCCCCAACAGGACCTGTTGCTGGTTTCGACCCAGTTCTGATCTCCTTGATCAGACGCGCAATGCCTAACCTGGTCGCATATGACCTTGCTGGCGTTCAACCGATGAACGGTCCTACTGGACTGATCTTCGCAATGCGTTCCCGCTATAACAATCAGAGCGGAAACGAGACCTTCTTCGATGAAGTCGATACCGCATTCTCCGGTCAGGACGACGGTTTCAACCTGGAATCAGGTTTTGCCGATGGCCCTGTTGGTCTTGGTACTACTTCACAAGGTTCAGGCGGTAATCCTTCCGTTCTTAACCCCGTTGGTACTGCAACCACGAACCCCTCACCATACAACGTTGGTGAAGGTATGGTTACAGGTGACTCCGAGAACCTGGGAAATGGTACTGGAGATCACTTCAACCAGATGGCATTCTCGATTGAGAAAGTCACTGTAACCGCCAAGTCAAGAGCTCTGAAAGCAGAGTACTCCTTGGAACTGGCACAAGACCTTAAGGCAATCCACGGTCTTAACGCTGAAGCAGAACTTGCTAACATCCTCTCTACTGAAATCCTTGCGGAAATCAACAGAGAAGTTATCAGAACAATCTACAAGGTTGCTGAACAGGGTGCTGTTTCTAACACCGCTACTCAAGGCGTATTTGACCTTGACGTTGACTCCAACGGTCGTTGGTCTGTTGAGAAGTTCAAAGGACTTCTTTTCCAAATCGAAAGAGACGCCAACGCGATTGCCCAGCGCACTCGTAGAGGGAAGGGCAACATGGTTCTGTGTTCCGCAGACGTTGCTTCCGCTCTGACCATGGCAGGAATCCTGGATTATACCCCTGCTCTGAACTCTAACCTTAACGTTGACGACACCGGCAATACTTTCGCTGGTACTATCAATGGTAAGTTTAAGGTCTACATCGACCCATACGCTGCAAACTTGACCAGTGGGAATGCTCCTTCTGCTTCCGGTAACCAGTATTACGTCGTTGGTTATAAGGGTTCTTCCCCTTATGACGCTGGACTGTTCTATTGTCCTTATGTTCCTCTCCAGATGGTTCGCGCCGTTGGTGAGAACACCTTCCAACCCAAAATTGGCTTTAAGACCCGTTATGGTCTTGTCGCTAATCCATTCGCTGAAGGAACTAATCAAGGACTTGGCAGACTTCGTATTAACTCTAACCGTTACTACAGAAGAGTTGCTGTTAAGAACCTTATGTGATCCATTAGGATACACAACACTGGGACCCGCAAGGGTCCTTTTTTTATGTCAAGAGATAAATAACTAAAAAGATTATGGCAGGTCAATCACGAAAACTTGGAACTGCTGCTCAAGTAAGAACCAGACAACCAATTAGAGGTGGTTCTTTAGAAAAAGAAAGAGTAGCAAAATTAAGACAAGTTGCTGATAGAAACTTTCTTCAACCTTCTGGGTTTAAGATGATTATATCAAGATCGCCTAAAGTTGCATTCTTTGGTAATGCAGTAAATATTCCTGAGTTGATTTTAGGAACTACTATACAACCAACTGCTGGTTTGAAGAATATCAATAGACCTGGAGATGTCATTGAGTTTGGTGATTTAAATTTAAGATTTTTAGTTGATGAGAATTTAGAAAACTATATTGAAGTACAGAACTGGATAAGAGGTATTGGTTTTCCAGAATCGCTAGATCAAATCTATGATTTTCAGGATAATACAGAAGGAGTTGCTAGACCAGATTTACAAACAGGTCTGAATCTATATTCTGATGGAACTCTTTTAGTGTATGATTCGATGATGAATCCAAACTTCAAAGTTCATTTTCAAGATATGTTTCCTTACTCTTTGACTACTCTGCAATTTGATGCTACACTTTCCGACACGGAATACTTTACAGCAGAGGTTAGTTTCAAGTATACTATATACAACATTGAATCCGTTGGTTGTTGTGCATGATTGACCTTGTGACTATACAAGGCATGTGGGAAAAGGACTCAAAGATTGATCCAGATAATTTACATACTGAATCACTCAATATTCCGGTTCTACATGCCAAATATTATGATGTATATAATAACTTAATGCTTCTGAGAAAGAAAGCAGAGCAACAAAGAAAAAATACTAGACATGAAAGATATGAGTACTATTCTGGAAAAGCAGACCTAGATGTATATGCCGAAAATCCATTTCCTAAAAAGATTAGAGATAAGGACACTATGCAAAAATATTTGGATGCGGATACAAAACTCTCAGGATTTTCGTTGAAGATAGAATATTATGATACGATGTTGAGATATATTGAAGAGATACTCAAACAAATAACTAATAGAACATATCAAATTAAAAACGCAATAGAGTTCATGAAGTTTTCCTCAGGGTTAGGATAATGGAGGAGGAGCAACCGGAATATGATTATACTGTAAATTTAACCATACAGGATATTCATCTTCTACATCATTGTGTTCTTGAGCGTATACGATTATGGGAAGGTTCTCCGTCTAGACATCCAACAGAACAAGAGCATCTTTGGTATTTGAGAGATTCATTATACCGAATGATACTAGAATATAAGTTTGAAAATATGTAATAAATATTTCCAGGTAAGAGTATATTATGGCTGACCTGGTGATACAGAAGGTAAACGAAGTTTACCTGAAGATTGATACTGAACCTCATGTCGAATATGAACTGAGAGATAGATTCACTTTTGAGGTTCCAAATAAAAAGTTTATGCCTCAGTACAGAAGTAAGTACTGGGATGGATATGTACACTTATTCAATATGAAGACTAAGAGAATCTATGTTGGTCTCTTGGATAAGATTGTAGCATTTTGTGAGCAGGCAGGATATTCATATCAGTTTGAAGATAATAAATTTTATGGTCCTCCATTTGAAGTCAATCAAATGATTTCAGAGGAAGGAGTCAAAGATTTTATGGGGACAATCACTAATCTCAAACCAAGAGATTATCAGATTGATGCTGTTCATGATGCATTAAGATATAATAGAAAACTTCTTATATCTCCAACTGCATCTGGTAAGTCATTCATGATCTATACGATTGTGAGATACTTTGTTAACTCAGGTAGAAAGATACTTCTTGTAGTGCCTACTACATCGCTTGTAGAGCAGATGTTTAAAGACTTCCAGGACTATGGGTGGGATGCGGAGAACTACTGCCATAGAATCTATGCAGGGCGTGAGAGAATCAATACTAATGAAGTAACTATTACTACCTGGCAGTCGGTGTATCAGTTAGATAGAAAGTTCTTTGAGGACTATGATGTGGTGATTGGCGATGAGGCGCACCTTTTTAAAAGTAAGTCTCTTGTCGGGATTATGGACAAGTTACACCATGCTAAGTATAGATATGGATTCACAGGTACTTTAGACGGCACACAGACGCATAAGTGGGTGTTAGAAGGTCTCTTTGGTCCATCATATAAAGTCACTCAAACAAAAAAACTAATCGATCAAGGTCATCTTGCTACACTTGATATTCAATGTCTTGTATTGAAGTATAAACCAAAAAAGTTTCAAACTTATGAAGATGAGATTCAGTTTCTTATATCACATGAAAAAAGAAATAACTTCATTAAAAATCTATCAATAGATCTAAAAGGCAATACCTTGATTCTATTCAGTCGTGTTGAAGCACACGGTAAGGTACTTTTTGAATTAATAAATAAAAATGTAGATGAAGGAAGAAAAGTATTCTTTATTCATGGTGGTGTAGACGCCCAAGATAGAGAAAACGTAAGAGCGATTACTGAACTGGAAAAGGATGCAATCATCGTTGCTTCTTACGGAACATTTAGTACAGGAATCAATATCAAGAACCTTCATAACGTAATATTTGCCTCTCCATCCAAATCTCGTATACGCAATTTACAAAGTATTGGTAGAGTCCTACGAAAAGGCAAAGATAAGACTAAAGCAAAACTTTATGATATTGCTGATGACTTAACTAGTGGTTCTAGAAAAAACTATACCTTAAACCATTTTATTGAAAGAGTGAAAATATATGTTCAAGAACAATTTAACTATGACATCATATCCATTGATATAAAAGACTAGCAAAGGAGATTAATTTATGATCGAAGATGATTTTTATGCAACAATAAAACTTAAATGTGGAGAAGAGATATTTGCTAAAGTAGCAGCCTCTGAAGAAGATACTAGAACAATGTTAATTGTTTCTAATCCAATTATGGTTGAAGAGATAAAAGTAAGAGGAACCGCAACCGGATATAAGTTTGAACCTTGGTTGAAAACTACTAAGGAAGATATGTTTATTATTAATCTAGATGATGTTCTTACATTGTCTGAATCAGATGATATTGAAATGATCTTGTATTATCAAGATTATATTCGTAAAATGTTTAAAGGTAACAATTCTAAACTAGATAGAAAGATGGGATACCTATCATCTGTCCATGAAGCAAAAGAGGTTTTAGAGAAACTCTATAATAATAGCTAGAACCTTTTCTTCAAAGGCGACAAACCTAGTCTATATGATAATTGTATTCTTGTCAACTACTTGTTTTTCTGTTATAATATCAATAACAGATTTGGATATATTATGATTAAAAACAATGCGTATGGGATTATGCCTAGACCTAAGAAATCAGAACACTACGTTAATAACAAAGAATTCCTTAATGCTCTAGAGGATTATTTTATTAAAGTAGAAAGAGCAAAGTTAAACGATCAACCAAAACCTCAGATTCCTAGGTATATTGGAGAGTGCTTTCTTAAGATTGCTAATCATTTATCATATAAACCAAACTTCGTGAACTATATGTTCAAGGATGATATGATTTGTGATGGTATTGAAAACTGTGTAAGGTATGTCCACAATTTCAATCCAGAGAAGTCAAAGAATCCATTTGCATACTTCACACAAATCATCTACTATGCTTTCCTAAGAAGGATTCAACAAGAGAAGAAGCAGTTAGAAATTAAAAACAAGATTCTTGAGAAGACCAACTTTGATGAAGTCTTTGATGCGAACGATCTTGACGCCGCTAACTATAGCGAGTACAATAGCATCAAAGATGCCGTTCATTCAAAACTTCGTAACTAATGCGCGTTGCTATTATTACTGATACCCATTACGGAGCACGTAAGGGTTCTAGATTATTTCATGATTACTTTGAAAAGTTTTACAATGATATCTTCTTTCCTACTTTAGAAAAAGAAAAAATCACTCATGTTATTCACATGGGTGATGCTTTTGATAGCAGGAAAGGAATAGAGTTTAAATCATTAGATTGGGCAAAAAGAGTAGTATTTGAACCTCTGAAAAAGATGGGCATTACTATGGACCTGATGGTTGGTAATCATGATGCTTACTATAAAAATACCAACTCTATTAATGCGGTAGAACTTCTACTCAAAGAATATGACAATGTAATCACATATTCTAGTGCTACTGAAGTAGAAATAGATGGACGCAAACTACTATACATTCCATGGATATGTGAAGACAATGAAGACGAAACTTATGAACTTATTAAAAGTTCAACTTGCGAGTGTGCGATGGGGCACCTTGAACTCGCAGGATTTAGAGTTAATACGCAAATCGTCATGGACCATGGCCACGCAAGCGAGTTATATACAAAGTTCACCAAGGTCTTCTCCGGTCACTATCACACTCGATCGGATGATGGACGAATCTATTACCTGGGCAATCCCTATGAGATGTTTTGGAACGATGTCGGTGATAGAAGAGGATTCCACATCTTTGATACAGAAACTCTGGAACATACTCCAGTAAACAATCCATATACTCTGTTTCATATTC